ATCAAGCTTATTTAGTGCGGGGAATGGAAACAACCAACCAATCCCTTAAGAAAAACCTCTCTTCGGATGGAGGGCCAAGTAGTATTGGGGTCGCGCCTAATACAAAAAGCTCGAGAAATGTTGAGGACCCACTAGCTATTTCGACAGATAGCGATTCCAGTTCCAGGTCTGGTGGTAATTATGTCCATGAAGACGCACATGATGCGCAGCCTACCCTCCGGCTTAAAACGAAGGGGATTGGTGGTGGGAGACGATGCAAACCCGAAAGGAGCTTTGCGGGACTCGCCCAAGGTCGAAGACGATGTGCACTTGCTGAGCAAGTCACGGGACTCTGCGAAAAGGTAAAGGTGGAATACGATTTGAGTAAATCGGATATATTATCGAAAGTATATTATGACCGTATCATTGAAAGTTTAAGCAATGGTAAGGCATCCATCACGCCCAGATATTTGGCTAAAATAAAGACTGCCACACCAAACAAATACAAATGCTATTGTGGTTCAACCACGATTGGACATATTTGTAAAAAGGGAGTCGATATTGGCATGCAACTCGTAGAAGGTATTGCACGCGCCTTATCTGAAGAAAATATCACTAGCCTTCTAGATATGGAGATCACTAACGAGTCCGTCTACCGGATGTTGAATAGTGGAGAAAATCACACCGTTTTAGACAAAGAGTGTGAGCCAACTGATGACCTGATTCCAGTTGATGCCGTTGTAGTCCAAGGACCATTCATTATTACGCAAAACAAATTCTCAGTTTTGGATGATGAAGTTGACACAAGTGATATGTCATACAACGATGAGTCTGATGTCGATGAGACAGACACAGACAGTGTCTCAATGAAAAGTGCTGTAAGTGTACTTAGTGTTCGCGAGACTACATCTAAAAAGGAAGTGCTTTTAGATGATCATCCAAAGAAATTGAAGTGTTTCGATTTAGCTGGTTTGATGGAACACGTGCGAGTGAGTGGTAAACTAGAAGAGTTCGGCATTAACGCTGATGCGAACGCACCACTAAACAACAAAAATGTGTCCGGAGTGTTTTTGCAAGGAATTGGCATGATTAAAGTCATGGACAAATTTCTTCCATCAGCAGCTGCCATTGAAGCATTAGAGTTGGCCGAAATATCCGCAGCTTTGGAGGAGAGTAAGAAAGTTGCCGATAAACTCGCTCAAAAGGAGAGCTCATGTGGAGTCATTGGTGTTGTAAGTATCAAAATTCCTACTAAATATGTTCAGAACAATGGACATTATCATTGTGAATTGCCCAAAATTACTAAAAGCGTTGGGTTAGGAGGTATGTTGCAAAGAATGGCAATTCCTGTTGACGGCACAGGATCTGAGAAAACAGAAGAAACGACTGAGAAAACAGTAGATCAAACACCGCAGACTAGTATTGTGAAACCTATAGTCATCACACGTAAGGCAAGTTGGTTAAATCGCTTATTTTATAATAAGAAACCAAGCAAATTTGATTTTTCAGCACCTATTAATAGGGAAATCGGACAACTTAAAGTTCGTAAAGATCAATCGAAATTGCGCAAAGTTACCGTACCAGATGAAGCTATGTTACCACAATTGTTCAATTATCTGAAGCTTAATAAGTTTCCACAGTATGAGAATCGAAAAATATGTCTAGAGCATATGAGCAAACTTTCGAGAAAATGGCTAGACGAAAAGGAAGCGCCATTAGACAGTTACACAACTGAGTTTGTCCATAGAGTATCTGCTACCGTCCAAAAGGCGGCAGATGAGCTCGATACCTCATTCTTATTAGCAAAAGATACAAATGAATTTGATAGGAGAGTTCGATCTTCTCTCTGGCGTAAGATATTTGACAGGGCAAATATATCGTTAAACTAGTCTCACCCCCTCGCCCTGCTAGCGCACGCGTATCCTTAGCGTGCGTTAACACCTGCTGCCAAAAAGGAGAATCGCTCTTGCCAAAAGCCATTTGGAAACACGCAACAGTGACAGAATCTAAATTTTCATCCCTCTGTAAAGATCAGGTTTATGACATCATGTTCGACAATCCCGACATGACCGAGACTGATTACTTTATCATGCGAAACTGCATACACAACGAAACGGTAGGATTACATAACCGTTATCTAAAGTCCTCTCCTAATGATGTTACCTTCGACGATAAAGTTGTGGGTGAGATCTTAGATGAATTAGCCAAATTAATGAAGCCTCATTATGATGGACCACTGACCTTAAGTGAGTTCATGGCTAATAAAAAGGGGAAGTTAGCTAACCGTTATAAAAATGCAGTAATAGATGTAAAAGATAATGGTTTTGACATTAAAAGACACTCAAAGATAACAGCATTCGTCAAGAATGAAATCTACTCAGAAAAGAAACCGCCTAGAATGATCATGGGAAGAGATCCTAGATTTAATTTAATCTATGGTTTATTCACTACTGCCTTGGAGCACGCCATGGTTCAAGTACCACAATTCTCGAAAGGGAAGAACTTCTTAGAAAGAGGCAAGCAATTTGCTGACATTCTATTTGGTGAGTGGTATCTAGAGGGTGATTTTTCTAAATACGAGGGTACACAACGAGAAAAATTGTTAACAACAATAGAACTCGGCCTCGCTAGAAGATTAATGAATGATGCTGATTATGAACTTTTCAGAAAGTTGTTTTATGTCAAAATGATTAAAGATGGTCACACACAAAATGGTCTAAGGTTTAAATTCAATTGGTGCAGAGGTTCAGGTGACATGGATACAGGTTTAGGCAATTCTATAATCTGTTGGGTCGCTTGCAAGTACTTCTGTAGATACCACAATATCAAGGATCGATTTACCGTCGATGGTGATGATAATTTAATTGGAATACCAAAAGGCATGGAGACGTACACCGACACTTTCAAACTCTTCGGACTTGATGCGAAACTGATCTTAAAGAAAGATTATCATGATGTGGATTATTGTTCAGGTAAGTTTATCCAATACAAACCCGGACAATTCCTTTACGTACAGAACGTTAGAAAAATCATGCAGAATATAAGATTCTTTAGGAAGAAAGCTTTTGCACACGCCCGAGGCGATTACTATTATTCGTTAGGTTTAATGTATAAAATATTATATCGCAATTTCCC